TGGGTGGTGTCTATTTGTTATCTTATAACAATGTAGATGAAATGGCAGTTAATGAAACAACTCGTTTGGTATATTATTTAAGGGCGGTATTGACGAAATGATACAAATGCAGAATAGTGATACAGAAACAACATATAATGCGTGGTACACTTATCAAGGAATCTATGCTCATTTTAGATCGCAAGACAGAAATTATGATTATTTAAAATACAATGGTAAATTAAAGTTTAGTGGAATACCATCTATGGAAAAGAGTTTTTATAAACACGAACATAATGGTAATTTTTCCATGCAAAGAAAGATATTTACAGATTTAGGGAAACGGTTTACGAATAAAGAAGCATTAATATTCTTTTATCTTTCTCAATTTACAAATGGTATTATGTACCCATCTCATTTTGATACGGAATATTATGATAGTTATGTTAATCGAATGAATAATGTTTATTCGCATTTAAAAGATGATATGGGTAAGATAAGAGATTATTATGAGAAGTTTGAGATTGGATTTAATGGTATTTTTACAGTAGAGGGTATTAATCATCCCCCTATTATGAAGTTGAGTTTATCCAAGACTATTAGTTTAGAAACTATGGTTATTTTGAATAATTTGATAAGGTTCATTCCTGATATTGATAAAGGGTTAGATGATCCTATTTGGAATTCTCATAGTTTTCTGGTGAAACAATATACTCCTTTTTTAAATTTAGATGAGAAAAAATCAAAGGAAATAGTGATGAATATTTTAAAGAAAGGGTGATATGGTAGATTTTAGGAAAGTACGACTTGAGACTTTGATTCTAGAGAATCTTATATATGATGCAAATTATGCTACATTAGTTGGTGTTTTTTTAAAACCAGAATATTTTAAAGAGACATCCGAGAAACAAGTTTTTATAGAAATACAAAATCATATAAAAGATTATTCAGAATCACCAAGTACGAAAACACTTGCAAGGTTACTTTTAGAGAGAACTGATTTAAGTGAACCATTACTTCAAAAGTGTATGGAAGTTCTGGAAAAGTTGGGAAAGAAATCAGACGATCCAGAGTGGTTGGTTTATGAATCAGAAAAGTGGGCAAAAGACCAAGCAGTATATAATGGAATCGTTGAAAGTATTTCTATATTAGAAGGTAAAGAAAAAAATAAATCCAAAAACGCAATTCCAGAAATCCTCACGGAAGCTCTTGCGGTTTCATTAGATACAAGTGTTGGTCATAGTTATTTGGAAGATGGTTCTGATAGATGGGAATTTTATCATCAAAAAGAAACTAAGATTCCTTTTAAGATGACAATGCTTGATAAGATTACAAATGGTGGTATCTCACCAAAAACTCTTACGGTACTATTAGGTGGAACTGGTGTTGGTAAAACACTAGTGAAAACTCATTTAACAAGTCAATATTTAAAACAAGGATTAGATGTTTTATATATTACTATGGAGATGGCAGAGGAACGTATTGCGGAAAGAGTTGATGCAAATTTGTTAGATGTTGAGTTGTATGATTTGCAAAAGATAGGTAAGGAATCATTTGAAAAGAAATTAAAAGAATTGAAAATAGGTAAGTTGGTTGTCAAAGAATATCCAACCGCAGGAGCTCATGTTGGGAATTTTCGTGCATTGATTAGAGAGTTGAAAATCAAAAAGGATTTCACACCCAAGATAATCGTTTTGGATTATTTGAATATTTGTTCATCAAGTAGAGTTAAGTGGGCTTCGAATATGAATACCTACATTTATATTAAGTCGATTGCAGAAGAAGTGAGAGGATTATCGGTAGAATGTAATGTTCCTATTATTACAAGCTCGCAATTAAATCGGGAAGGATTTACAAGTTCTGATCCTGATTTATCCAATACATCAGAAAGTTTTGGATTACCAGCAACGGCAGATTTGATGTTAGCAATTATTGCAAAGGATGATAGTTCTGGTGTAAATAATCAGATACTTTTTAAACAGTTAAAAAATAGATATAGTGATATATCTATGAATAGTAAGTTTCTAGTAGATGTCAATAAGAAGAAAATGAAGCTTATGGATATTGATGAAAATGATCAGCCAGTATTAGCTAATGATGGGAGTAATAAGTATTATGATAAGAAATCGGATGCTACAAGTAATGAAAATCCTTATAAATTTACGGTAAAACCTCAAAAAAGGGGTGCTGGTGCGTATGAAAATTGGAAGTTTTGAAATATTATAAATACTGTTATAACAGAGGAGATTTTCAATGCAAGATTTAACGATTTCTAAAGGTTGGTTTGGTGGTGATAAGGAGATTGGTGAAACCCCTATATTGAAGAAACTTTGTGAACATAAGGCAAATACTACTACATTGGATTATGATATAGGTATTGAATATTGTAATTTTTGTGGCGCATTAGGTCATTATTCAGTTGATAAAGACGCTGTAGAATGGAAATTGCCTGAATTTCTTGTAAAACAAAACTATAATTAAGTGATAAGTATTATAAATAGATATAATACTAATTACTGAGCAGAGGATTAAAACATGGCATTACAAAAAGTAGGTGCTGGGTCTTTCATAATGAACGATCACATCATACCTGATACCAATTCAGTATATGATTTGGGAAACGCCGAATTTAAGATTAGACATTTATTTCTATCTGACAATTCATTTTGGGTTGGTGATAATCATAAGGTAGATACAAGCGACGGCACATATAAGACAAGGAAACGAAAAAAAGGGAAAGTACCTCAAGGTGTTACTAATGCATTAATACCATCTGTCTATGGAGATGAGACAGCATTGAAAGTGGGTTTTAAAACTCAAATTCACGATCCTAATCCAGCTCCAATTCTTGATCCTGATGATGTTGCGAATTTCAATCCGCCAGTTAATAAGTGGCTAGAATTTATGACTTTAAACGGTCATCCTGATAAATCTGCTGACGAGATTTATGATAACGGTGAAGATTTTGAAGAAGAAAAAACAGGAGTTCCTAGTGGTGTTATTGTCATGTGGTCTGGTGCAATAGTAAATATACCAGAAGGTTGGCAACTATGTGATGGTACTAATAACACTCCTGATCTAAGAGATAGGTTTGTATATGGTGCTGGTAATACAGTAAACCCAAACACTACTGGTGGTTCAACTTCTACTGATGCTCATACATTGACGATTGCGGAAATGCCTGCACATACTCATAGTGGTCAGATGGGTGGTGGGCCAAGAGCAGATGGTGATAATCAAAAAGAAGTTGGTTCTGGAACTGTAACAGGTTCAACTGGTGGTGGTGGATCACATACGCATACTGGTACATTACCCCCTTACTTAGCACTTGCGTTTATTATGAAACTGCCCTAAAGGAGATTGAGTTTGATTACTGAGAAAGACTTACTTGATGATAAGATAACAACTATAAAGAATTTTCTAACTCCACAAGAATCTGTTGATTTTTGGTACTTGACAAATGAGTGTACATGGAGTTATGGTAGAGTATCTAATACATACTCTAATCAAAAACAAAAGAGGATGACACATAATATTGATCCTGATTCTTTTGTTAGAACAGATTTATGGAAAAGATGTAGTGAGTTGTTTGAAGATAAAATATCTTTAAGTCATGCATACATTAATATTTCAGATCATGCAACTGTTAGTTTACCTCACGCAGACGGTAAAGATAACGGGCCAAGTTTCTTGATATGTTTAAATCAAGAATGGAAAAAAGAGTGGGGTGGATATACTGTAATGTTTAATGATATGCATAGTAACGATATTATGCATACCGCAGTACCAGAGCCTGGTAAGGCTACTATTTTTAGAGGTTCAATATGGCACTCAGGAACACCTGTAAGTCATTTCTCTGATTATCCAAGATTTATGTTAACTATACATTGTTTTTTAGAAAAGGAAATTAATAAATGAGTACATTAACTATTGTTCCAGATGATAAAGTTATTTCGGTAGATGGTGTTTCCGTAGTTTGTGATTTCGAGATTGATTCCGATATTCATGCGGTTCAATGGAATGGAACTACAGGTCATGTTGAATGGAAACCGTTTGCAGGGAAAGAACAATTAAAATTATCTAATATAGGTGATTATCAATCTTATATAGATTTACATGGTGTTAAAAAAGCAGAACAAGAACAATCTAGACAGGATGCAGAAACAGCTGCACTCGCTCCTTTATATCAGAGAAATAGGTTGTCCGAATATGGTTCTATCGGAGATCAATTAGACATGATCTATTGGGATGGCAAAAACGGAACTAATTTGTGGCAAGAACACATTGATACTATTAAATCAAAATATCCAAAGGAATAGACAATGGAATTGAAAAGATATACCCAATGGTTGCAAGAAGATTTAGACTTGATTCTATTAGAGAAAAGAGTTGACACGACATTAAATGCATCTCTTACTGAGTTGTTACCAGCATTAGCATTTAATATGAAACAACATCCAACCTCTGTTGAAGATTTTAAGAAGTTTTTATATAAAATGAGTTTTAAAAATTCAAAGGTATTAGGTTCTTTTCCTAAAATGGATTTACCAGCTGCAAAATTAGTAATTGCTAAAATTCCTACTATGGATGTAAAGTTCTCAAAAACTAAAATTGAAAATGCACTTGGTATTACGGATTGGTTATATGATTTAGATTCACAGACTCCAATTAAAAATGTAGTGTGGGGTTATCGTGCAAAACCTGCTGGAATTCCTAAGACACACGCTGGAGATATTTTTGTATTCTTTAAGAATGGTGATAAACTTGGAGTTAGTTTAAAAGCAGGAACTAAGAAATCTAAAGAACCATTAAAGAATACTTATGTTGGAACGCAATATAAAAATCTAGGATATGATTTAGAACCATTATATAATGAATGGTGGACTAAGGTTTATTCTAAGATTCCAGGCGTAACAGATATTGCAAAGAAAAAGAATTATCATACTAAAGGTGTTAAGAACGAAGTAACTCAATTATATGTAGATTATTATTTAGAGAATGAAACTGAAGCAAATGTTCTTTATGCGAGGATGTTAAAAATTGCAAGAGAACATTTTTGCGAAATCGTTAATGACTTGAATGTTGATGAATTTAAAGAATGGGTTGCAACAACTTTCAATATCCAAAGAAAAGGAAAGAAGAAAGATGAAGTACCTTTGGTTCTAGTTAAAGCAGTTGGAACTACCGCAGAACAAAAAGGTGATGATATTGCAGACCTATTACCAATGACTACAAAGTTTCATGCGTACTTAAATCCAAAGTCGGTTCAAGAATATTTAATTGACATTTATACACCTCTAGATAAGAAAACATTAAAAATGACAATCCGTAGTGATTCTGGTGTTCGTAAAGAAAAGAAACCAGGCGCACAAGGAAGATTAGGTCAGTATTCAATGTTAAAGATGCAATATAGTGGCGTACTCTAATGTTATTATACAAAGAATTATTAAATGAAGATAAAAATACGCACATGGAACACCTTGAAGATGAAATCATCAACAATGGTGTTAGTGGTGCGAAATCTGCGGTAGAGTTTTTAAATTCCCTAAAGGATATGTTATCTGGTGGGAAAAGTAAAACTTCTATCACGGTGAAGTGGGATGGTGCCCCTGCAATTTTTGCTGGTATCAATCCAGAGAACGGAAAGTTTTTCGTTGCTACGAAATCACTTTTTAATAAGACCCCCAAAATAAATTATACGGTTGCAGATATTGATGCAAATCACGGTTCAGGCGGGCCTACAGATAAATTAAAAGTGGCAATGAAATACTTACCCGAACTTGGGATGAAAGGTATCTATCAGGGTGATATAATGTTTTCTAAAGGCGATTTAAAAAAGACTACTATTGATGGTAATAGTTTTCTAACATTTGGGCCAAATACTATCACTTATGCTGTACCCGAAGATTCTGACCTTGCATCTCAAATGAGAAGAGCAAGTATGGGAGTGGTATGGCACACCAAGTATACAGGAAACACTATTGAATCATTGTCTGCACAGTTTGGTGTGGATTCAAATATATTTAAGAAAACTAAAAATGTTTGGTTTGATGATGCGTATGTAAAAACTGCAAACGCAGCTATGTTTACCACAAGTGAAACTAAAACATTAGGAAATAAAATAAATCAGATTAAAGGTTCGATTAAAAAGTCTGCGAAGTTCTTAAACGATTTAGGTAAAGATAAAAGTAAATTCGGACTCGCAACCCTGATGAAAGTATTTTTTAATACGAAGATTCGATCTGGTGCTGGAATTTCTGATACTAAAAAACTAGTAAAAGAATTCGGTGTCTATTACATGGAAAGAATTGACAAAGAGATTGTTACAAAGAAATCTGAAAAAGGTAAACAGAAATATAAAGATATTCAAAAAGAAGGTAAAAAGAGATTACTACAATTTAAGAATGATATATACTTTTGTATGGCAACTTACTTAGGTATTCTTACTGCAAAGAATATGATCGTTAAGAAGTTGGAAACCATAGAAGGTATTGGTACGTTCTTGAAAACAGATACAGGATATAAAGTAACTGCACCCGAAGGATTTGTTGCAATAGATTCTAAAGGTGGTGCGGTTAAGTTAGTTGATCGACTTGAATTCTCTCATGCGAATTTTACTTTGGAGAAAGATTGGAGTTAAGGTGAAACAGTTTGAGAAGTTACCTATAATATTTGATGAACAGAAATTGGTTGATGCACTAGACCAAGTTTTATCTATTGCACCATTTGATGATACAAAGAAGAATCCGCATCAAGTCTGTTTAACGAAAAAGCCAGGGGAGTTACCCCCTGATTGTTATTATGAAGGTGTTGGTGGGATTTATCGTACAATGGTTGACGGTCAAGAAGTTATGCGACAACAAGCATTAGACGAAAGAGATTACTCGGAATTTATTCCAGAGTTTGAACATACATACTTTAAAGAAGTATATGATACAATTCGAGATCATGTCTTTCATTGGGATTCAGTTATAGGTAGAGTGAGATTGATAAGGTCTGTACCAAGAGCTTGTTTATCATGGCATCGTGATCCTGAGTCAAGGATTCACGTTCCAATAGTAACAAACATTGGTGCAAAGTTAGTGATAGAGGATGAAGTGAAACATTTACCAGTTGGAAGAGCATGGTACACTAATACAATTAACTACCATTCACAGTTTAATGGTGGTGAAACAGATCGAATTCATTTTGTGGCTGCAATAACAAGTGTGGACTCTTTCTGGGCGAAATAGGAGAATAATTATGGTTGAGGATTTAAAAGAACTCAGAAATAAATTAGATAGATTGATTGAAAAGTATGAAAAAGAAGCAAAGTTAAGAGGTGATGATTATAGGTTTGAACATGATCCTAGACTTTCAAAAGATTTACAAGATATGAATGTCAAGGATAAAGATAAACTTGCAGATGGAATGGAAGGGTGTACTGTAGGAAATGACTACTATTAAGTCTAGGTTTTGCGTAAGATGTGATGCAGTATTTAAATTTCAATGTAGTTGTCCGAATCATAAGGTAGCTGCGTGGCAAAGAACTGAAATCTTTCACATGGGTAAAAGATATAGAGGAAAACAAGCTTGGGATGAAGTTCATCCCGATCAAGAATATAAAAAATCAGAATAAGGGGAAAACTGATGTTGAATTACAAAAACTTTATGAAAGAGATGGAAGAAGGTAGTAAAGAAGAATATGCAAAATTCGTGAAAGCAAAATTAGAAAAGTATGGTGTTAAAAGTCCTGCGGATTTGAAAGGTGATGATAAGAAAAAGTTTTATGATGAACTAGATGCAGAATGGAATTCTGATGATGAAGAAGGGGAAGATGGGGAAGTAAAGAAAGAATATATTACAAGAGATGGTATTAGACGTAGATGTTCTGGTGGTGATGGACGTAGACGTTCTGTTAAAGCAAAACGAGCATTAGAAACAGAAGAAGATGATTGTGAAGATGATGAAGAAGAAATGAAGGAAAAGAAAAATAAAGGGAAATAACTATGAAGTCATTTAAAAGATATATAACAGAAGCATTCAAAGATGAAGTCTATGAACTTAAACTTTATATTGAGAATGATGGAGATTTGTATAAACAAAAAATCATTCCCATTGTTAAGAATATTCAGAGAAAAATGAAGTCGGATAAATACGATCATAAGAAAGCTCCTAAGTTGTGGATGTATCTTGTAGATGAAGGTGCGAAGAAATATGCAAAGGAATTTCCTGGCGTAAAATTCGACAAGCGTGTTCGTCAACAAGTTGCTGTTGAATTTGCAGATGAATATAAAGATGAAATTGAAGTACAAGGTGGAGAGATGTTCTAATGAAAACTTATAAAGAATTTCTGGAAGCAAAAAAACTATCTATTGAATTTGATTTTTCTGATTCAAAGAAAAAAGCACAAATGCAAAAGGTTATAGACTTTTTTAAAAAGAATTACCCAAAATTTAAATTAACATCAAAGGGTAATATTCTAAAAGTTGATGGTGGTGGTAAATCATTAGATAAAATAGGTAAAGATATTTACAATAATTATTATGTAAAAAAAGTAATGCATGAAGATAAGAC